TTTTGATAGAATGTCTTTTGATTTTACCACTATTGGCTTATTCACTGACAAAGGAATCATACACGGCAAAAACACCACGCTTGGTTGTGTGGTTGAAAAATTCATTACTTAATCTTAATAAATAAGATACATCTATCATTAATCACAATCATGCTCAAACGTCAAGAATTTGTCAAACTATCTGATGATAAATTAAAGGAATTACTAAGAAAAAATCTTATCTATTTTCCACCACGATTCAAGCAACCTCAACTATCAGATTATGCATTAAACAAACTTCACGGAATTGAATTTATCAATGATAATGAAATTACCAAAGATGGGAAATTGTGCATTATCATTAAAGAACCTAAAAAAGTTGAAAAAAAGAAATGTCCTAAATGCAATCAAAACCAACTCATAAAATTCGGTGTCCCATCTGATCATATGTATTCTGGTTACATGCGGTGTGCATTTTGTGGAATCACATTAACAGCTGATGAATACAAAAATTTTAATAAAAACGAAAAGGAATCTAAAACTTAATCATGTCTGCAATTAAATTCATCACACAACGAAGCAGAATAAAACAACCACAATTTGTTTCAGAAGGTGTAACCCCTGCAACTTATGGCATTATTCCAACTAATCCTGTCTTTTTGGCTCTTGGCCGTGATACAGTTCTAGTTGATAACAGCTCACCAGAAGCCGCAGAACTAAGACAAGCTGGAAATGTTGACCGAGAAGATAAAACTTTCTTAACTGAAGGCGCTGGTGTAACAATGCGAACAAAACTAACTCTAGCTGATGGTGACATTCAACTTTTAAAATCAATTTTTGATAAACCAACTGATCCAACTTTTACTGTTGATACCCCTGATGAATCACTTGCATTTATCGATTCATATTTAGATTCAGCTGGTACAGAAATATTCAGACAATTCTTGGGATGCAAACCAATTTCTTATTCATTATCATTAACAAGAGAAGGATATTATGAATTAGAAATTTCATACAGTTCTAAAACAATCTTGGAATCACCAACAACTCCCGTCATTGGTGGTGGCTCTTTTGCTGCAGCCAACCCATTAACCCCATTAACCCATAATGATTCTGGTGCGGCTCCATTCTTTTACGCTGGTTCTGCTGTGTCAATTCAAAACATTACATTCACTGGCACATTTAATCAAGGTGAACAGGATGCTTTAGGAAGCCCACAAATGCTTTATGCAATTCCTACCCAACGAATCATAACTGGCTCAGCTGCAATATACAAAACTGATGAAACATTCCAAGATGAAGCCAAAGCCGTTGATAATTCAAACAATGCCGCCTTTACACTAAACGCCAGTCCAGTAATTAACATAAACATTTCAAATTTCCTTTGGTTGGTATCTGCAGAAGAATTAACAGGTGATGATGCAGCTGCAACATTAGAAAACAAATCATTTGAAGCAAGAGGGGTATCAATATTTGTCGCATAGCCAAACTAAATCTGTAATTGAAGAAATTCCAAATATTGAATCAGATGTTGATGGTATAATTGAAAAAGGTAAAGTTGATCAAGAAGAACTAACCAAAAAGAAAGAATTACTTAAAGAATTTAAAGATTATCAAAAAAATCCCACAGTTTCAATTGATTATGAAAATATGCTTGGCTGCATAGGTGATCACAAATGGAAAATTAACCCAAGCGGTCACATCAAAAAAATACGCAACCAAATCAAAGAACACCTCACGGCATTTTTAGAAGTAATTGAAACTCACAAGACCCAACTTGATATTTTAAAAACTCAAGACATCCTAGAAGATCATACAATTAAAATTCTTGATCTTTGTCTTGTTGATTTCAATTATGACATCGAAGCAGAAGATCCCGAAGTCGGCCCAATACAATTAAAGTTTTTAGCACAGGAATTATCCTTTTTTTTAGTAGTCGAGGGGGGAAAGGGCGCCTCGAAGCACTCGCAAATGCTGCAAAAATTGGCTCTGTTCAATCCATAGAAAAACTAGACTATTATGAAGGGTTATACGAGAAATTTATCGTTTATTCACGTTGTTTAAGACATTTTGGTACAATTATAGAACTTCATAAAATAACTTTTGATGAAAACATCACCGAAGACGACCTAATTGAATATGATCTAATAGCGAGATATGCAAAACATTGAGTGGTAATCTAAAAGGCAAAACCAACTTTTCAGAAATCACTAAAAAGTTTGATACAATTCAAAAAAATTATGAAGACACAAAACAAGCTATCCTAATCAAAGCTCAAGAACTTCTTTTAGCAAATATCCAAAGACTAGCACCAAGAAACACAGGCGATTATGCTGCATCATGGAAAAAAGGTGACATCACCGAAAATTCAGCATCTATTGTAACTAATCAAGGCAAGCTATATATCATCTTAGAGTTTACAGGTTCAGCAGTACCAGCAAGACAACGAAAGCCACCAGAAAAACCATACGTATTCCAATCAAAGTCAGGTGAAACCATATTTACATTTAAAATTAAAGCATCAGGTTTTAATAAAATCCCTCATGCTGGGCCTGCAATGAAATTAACACTAAAGGAAATCTCGACATTTATAGCTGATGAATTAAGAAAATTAATTTAAAAAAGAAAAAAAGAGTTATCATAAAATTTGCTAGTATTCACTAACAATTTTTATAATAATATCCACGTACTTTTTCTAACGCTTCACTAAGTTTTTCATATTTTTCATCATCTTTTTCTGCTATTGTTTTCTGAGTTAATTCATGATGCAAAGCAGCTGCCTTTGCACATTCTGCACGTTGCGGTTTTTCAGCAATATCGGCAAATCCTACAATAGCTAATATAGCTAATGTTACAATAATGCCTATAGCAAAGATGATACCAATTGTTGATGCCATATTCTTTCTTATTATAATATATTATTGCTGTCTTATATTCTTTGTCAATTTTAGATAAAAAACATTAAAAAAAATTTTATTTAAAGGCATGTTTTAGTATAATTGGCTTGTCAGAAGAAATCAAAGGTGAAATAGAAATTGTCTATAATGATGATGATGTAGTCAAGCAATCCAAACAGACATCTAATGCAATCTCATCAATGGGTAAATCCATTGATTCAACAATGTCAGAAATTGAGAAAAGCACAGAAGATGCAGGGGACGAATTTAGCAAGACAGGTGACAAAAGTACTAGAGCATTCGGTAAGGTAGAACGAGCAAGTGATGGTGCATCTCAATCAGTCAAAGATACAGCCCTTGAGGTTGTTGCTTTAGGTGAATCATTCAGCTCAGTTGCAGAATCAATCTTTGCTTTTGAAGAAAAATTACTATCACTTGAGCGATCACAATTCGGTGTAACAGATACGGCACTTGGATTAAAACAAGAAATACAGGATTTTAAACTTGCAATTGATGAAGGTATAATATCAATTATTGAACAAGAAAGAGCATTACAAAGCATCAGTAAAGGTTATCAAGATCTTGATTTGCAACAAAGAGAATTATCAGCCCAAGCCCAAGCCCTCAACGGTGAGTTCATATCATTTGGCTTAACCCTAATTCAAACAGCAGGAATCACAGGAATAATGCTAAAACAACTTGGACTATTCAACAAGACACTTGTCATTAATCGACTATCCATGATTGCATCATCAACAGTTTTCAAATCTATGATATTTAATGTAAATCAATTTAGGGTAGCAATGATTGGTGCCACATTTTCGTTAGGTGGCTTTAGAACTGGAATACGTGCAACAATGGCAGCGCTTGGCCCTATTGGAATTATAATGATAGCTGTTGGTGCAGCATTTGCAATTTGGGAAACAAACGCATTTGGTGTCCAAGAAAAACTTACTGAACTCTTTGAAACAATTAAACAATTTTTACCATTCTTACAAGTTTTAGAAGATGTTGTCAAATCCATATTTCCACCAGAAGTTGCAAATGATATTGACAACGTTGGCATATCACTAGACGAAATTGATGCTAAAGTAAGTGGCTTAAGTTCAGGATTCAATAATCTAAGTGGCAACATTGTTGATTTTTCAGGCAATCTTGATAATGCAGAATCTGTCAACATGGCATTTGCAACTTCAATGTCAAAATCAAACAAAGAACTTACTAATCAAAATAGAATATTGACAACGAACACTCAAAAATTAAATGAAAACACAATTGCAGCAGAACAGAATTTAAAAAAAAACGAGCTTAGTGCAAGACAATTCATTTCAGCTGGTGGCACGCTAAACACACTTGTAACTGCAGGTGATACACCAACAAGGCGAGGTAATGTATCACAAGAATTTTTTGATGCATTATCACCAGAACTGCGAAGTGGGTTCAGACCGGTAGGACGAGTCAGTATACCATCATCTGTCAGAGAAAGACTTTCAAGACAAAATGAATATAGTAAATCATTAGCTAGTGTTGCAGCTATTGCGATAGCTGGCAAAGGTGTAATTGGCAGAACTCAAGCAAACAAGCTAAAGCGAAATCCTGATTTTATTCGAAGTATAGATATTATACTTGTTGCAGCTGGTAGAGGTTTAATCAATAGAGCACAGCCTGCAGCCGAAATTAATGCTGCTGGTTTATCCGAAGGCCCAAGTGCAGCTATGAGAGTAATTACAAGATGGATTGGTATAGCAACAAATTTAGTTGATGAAGACGACATTCGTAAAGATGCATTACGAGCTCAATCATTTGATATAGTTTTACGCAGCATTGGAATTGCTGCAGGTGATGTTGGTGAAGCTGGCAGAACCAGAGAAAATCTTGCCATACTTGTTGCACAAAACACACAACTTACACAAGAAGAAGCATTTACAAGATTGGGGCCAACTGGAAGCCGAGGCACATCTATACTTCAATTTAAAAAAATTATTGATGCAAGAACACAACTAGCTAATGAATTAGCATTTCAAAAACGTACAGGGATGATCCAATTTCTACCATGAGCAGCTATCCACTTGGTTATGATGCAAAAGGGCTTGCAGCTGTTGTTGTAATATTTGATATTGATGGTAATGAATTTAAAAGATATGAAATGCCACAAGTTGTAACTAATCCAATCCAAGAATTTTCATTAACTGGACTAACAATTGCAATGGGTATCAATTCCAATCATGGTAAAATTGACATTTACATTGATGATCGAGACAGACAATTAATTGAAACAGTTGATAGTGATATTTTTTCATTATTCAAAGCTGGTTTTACAATTGAAATATTTCTTGGCAAAGATTCTTCATCATTAAACTTGTGGGTGTTAGCAGTACTACAAGATATTGATTTAGTTTATGAAACTGGATTATTCTCACAACATCTACAATGCTATGGATTTGGAATTAGAACACAACAAAGACTATCAATTTTGAAGCGAAGCCAAATAAGGGAATCTGATGGAATCACACCAGATGAAACCGATACATCAACATTCATTTCAAATCTATTCAAAGACACATTAACACAAACAAGCCACTTGGCGGCTCCTGGACTTGGACAGCTGGACATCACAGTTGAAAATGTTGAAGAAATAGCTATTGCAATCCCTGAATATACAAAAAATATTGTTTCATTTGGTTCTATTTTAACTGAATTGGCATCAATGGGATATTGCTATTATGGAATTGATCAAAACAAAAAGGCATTTTTATTCAAACGTGGCGAAGTGGACAGCGGATTTCTAGTTTCAAATGATGTCACAAATACTAGCATTGACACTGCTAACTGGAATCCTGACAAACTAATGTTTTTCAGAAACAAACCAGTGACAATCCATGATATGACATCTGATTCAGGTTATTCTATTTTACATTTTGTAGGCTCACAAAGATTGTTTGTTGATCATAATGAACAAGCTGCTAATGCAGATTTACAAACTGGCGATGCATTTCATGCATTCCCATTTGTACCAACAACCGACAACGTTGCTGAAATCTCAGTTGCACTTGGTACTGACACAGGCAACATAACTGGCGATTTACAAATTGCAATTGTTGGTGACAACGGCGGATTTCCAAGCTTAACAAATGTCAGAAAATCAATTGTATTAACTGCTGCAAAATTAGCAGAAGAAGTCAAAAATCCTCTTGGCTTTATAATTATAAAATTTGATAAAATCCCTGTTTCTCATAATGAAAAATTATATGTTGTATTATTCAAAACCACAAATGCTTTTGGTGAATTAGTTGGAAATTATCAATCAGGTGCTACAGGTGAATATTTTGTTTCATCTGATGGTTCTGATGGCACTTGGACTTCATTCCCTGGCCAACCAGCATTAATAACATACAATTCTAAAAACGTTAGAATCATTGGTGAAAATACAGTTACAGCCCAAAACCTACTTACAAAAGAAGGCATAGTAAACGTACCAGATACCCCAAACGAGACAACAATCCTAGCAATCGCACAGGCAATGCTAACAGCAAAATCAAAGATAGTCAGAAACTTTGATCCAGTTGATGTTTCAGCACCAACACTGCCGCCAGAGCTAGGGAAAACAATTAGATTAATTGATGTTATCCTTGGTCTTGACACAATCGTTGATTTAATTGCTTATTCATTATCAATAGATGCAACTGATGACACCAACCGAGGTGCAACAACAATAAAGTTAACATTTCAGGAGCAATACAGCTAGCTTATGCCATCCCCTTTTGATTTTGCACAAGAACCAGTGCCAGGAACAGAGCTAGTCAGTGTTGAGGATATTATCCGCAGTTACATCAACCTAAACAAAACATTACCACAACAACAAGAAGATGAAATTGTCATTGGCCTAAAATTCTCACCATTAATCGATGTGCATGATATTTTTATTGAAGCTGGTTCAGCATTTGATGTTGAAGCTTTTGAATTTGATGATCATCAAGCAAGTGAGATTGGTTATCGCAAAGTAATACCTAATCTAGTTCATTCAGATCCATTAATTTATGATTTCACAAATTTCACCAACGCAATTTTCAACATTCCAAACAATGATGAAGGTACAAGATTTCTTGGTGGTGGATTTAGTGACGGTTCAAGCTATATCACAGTTGATAATAATGTTGATCTAAGTCCAACTGATGAAATAATTTGTGTAACTTGGGCTTTTGTTAAAATTAACAGTACACTAAAAAGATTCATCAACAAAGATGCATCAACCTCATATTCATTAGACATGAATGCCTCAAATCAAGCAGAATTTAAAATCAATGTCAATGCAGGCACAATAACACTAACAAGTGCCACATTAACTGAGGGATGGCATCACATAGTTGGAACAGCAAAATCAGGCGTTCAATCATTATACATTGATGATGTATTAGTTGACAGTGCAACAGTAATCGGTGCAATTGGTACTGATTCAAATGATGTGGGATTATTTGCAACAGCTACAGGCGCTAATAATCTGGCTGCTGGTGAAGGGCTTGCTTGGGTATCTGTGATTAATGGTTTTGCTGATTCAGCTTGGGTATCTGATGATTTTATTGGCATTCGTGATATTTCAGATATGGATGAATTCATTTGTTTTCCATTTATGGCTGATGAGCGAGCGCAAACAATTATGACATCAGGATTATTTATATCTGACACTTAGGAAATAAAAGCAAATGTTTGAATCAGTTAATAGCAGAATAGATGAATCAAACAAACAACTTTCATCTGGCATTTGGAATCTAGCTTTATGGAATAAATCAGATTATCCCGAATTAACAAATGATTCTAATTTATATAAAAAAATTAAAAAAATCTTTAATGAAATTACCAGCACACAAAAAAACACAGTTATTCCACCAGAACAAGTAACACTTTGCATAAACAACAAATCAATTACAGCTCAATTCAACAAATCTAATATCTTAACTAACATTGGCATGAACGAAATGGCCAAACGCTCAGTTGGTGAAACATTATCTGTAAATCTGGCTCATGCAATAGGCACTGACGGCACAACCCCAACCCTATCAGACACAGCACTTGGCGCTGAGGTTGCAAGAGTAACCATAGGAACAAAGTCTGTTGTTAATCAAACAGAAATTTATGCCTCAGCAATAGAAGGTGATATTTTATCATCACCACCACAAACAATTGAAGAAGCTGGAATCTTCACATCATTAACACCTGACGATCCTATAATGACGGTACGAGTCACTTTTTCACCATTTCTTTTAGATGTTGGCAAAATTTTCACCTTACTAACAAACATATCTCACAAAAACGGAACGCAGGTTTAATTGGTTAATCCCTTTGATGCTCCTTGGGCAAAAACAAACGCAACTGATGAAGTCCTTGATAAAACCACATATGGCCAAGGCACAGCATTCCCTACAGAATGGCCACCATTAAGATTATTTTGGCGCACTGATGAGCGAAAACTATATCAAAATATTGGCACTGAATTTGCAGTTAATTTTATTGCAATAACTGGTTCTGATCTTTTAGGCACTGGCGTTGATGGTTCTGAAACTGTATCATCTCCATTAACATTAACAACCCCGAAACAATTTACAGATCTTACAATTGATGCTGGTCAAACTTTAGATGCTGCATTAACTCCTTTACTCATTCAATGTGTTGGCACTGTTACAATTAACGGCACTGTCTCAATGGTTGGTAAAGGTGGCCCACTATCTACACCTTCATTATACAATGATGCAGCTGCTGGCATTAATGGAATTAATAGCGGTGGCGGTGGTGCTGGCGGCTCTAGCTCTGGCACTGGTGGTGCTGGTTCTTCTGGCTCTGGCGCTGGCGGTGGTGGTGGCGGCAATGCTGGCCCAACACCTGCTGGCTCGTCTGGGATCTCTGGCACACCAGCACCAAATTTTCCATCATCACCATTTCATCCAATAAATAATAATTCTGGCATAAGATCTCTTACACCTTCAACTTTTGACAAAGCTAATGCTTGGAATTTATCAAGAATTGAAGGTTATGGTGCTGGCGGTTCTGATGGAAACCCTGGCGCTGCTGGTGGTGCTGGTGGCGCTGGCATTATTGGTGGCCCTCCTGGCCCTACATCTGGCACTGGTGGGACTCCTGGCGGCGGCGGTTCTGGTGGTGCTGGTGCTGCTGGCGCTGTTGGTTCTGGCATGATAATAATCGCAGCTAAAGATATTATAATTTCACCAACTGGAATTGTTACATCTGATGGTGGCACTCCTGTTAGTAGTGGTACTCCTGGCACTGATGGTTCTGGTGGGGGCGCCGGTAGTGGTAGAAGTGGCGGTGGCGGTGGCGGTGGCGGTGGCGGTGGCGGTGCTGGTGGTGGCGGTGGTGCTGGTGGAATTGTTTTGTTATACTTTGCAGATTCAATAACAAATAACGGATCTGTTACTGCTTTTGGTGGCGCTGGTGGATCTGGCGGATCTGGCGGTTCTGGTGCTACAGCTGGCCCTGCTGGCCCTCTTGGCGGTGGCCCTGGTGGAACTGGCGGCACTGGTGGAGCTGGTATTACTGGCGGCACTGGTGGTGATGGTGTTGTAAAAATACTACAAATTTAGATACTTTTATTTAATAATTTATTTGAGCAAGTATCATTGAAAATTCAATATTTTAGTTCACCAATCCCACACATTATAATTCAAAATTGTTTCAATAAAAAAATCAATAAAAAAATTATCAAAGAATCAATAAAACTAAAGACCAAATTTGTTGATGCAAGTATTGGACATAACACAATTGATAAAACCATGCGAAGCAACAAGGTTTGTTATTACCATGATATTTATCCAAATCAACCACCAACAATAAGACAATCATCACCTCTACTTTCATCACTAAATTCATTATTTGCCAATGGTGATTTTAGACACTTACTATCATCATCACCATCACCCCTATCTGAATTTGTTATGACTAATCGTGATGAGATTCAAGTTTCAAGGTATGGTGATAATTCACAAAAATATGATTGGCATATTGACAGATTTGAAAACATACAAAGACACATCACAATGATTTACTATTTCAATAAAGAGCCTAAAAAATACAAAGGCGGTGAATTACTCCTATCATCAAATCCATTATACAAACATAACCTAGTTGGCACAAATCCAAAAATAAAAGAAATCACACCAGAAAATAATATGCTTGTTGTATTCCCATCAAACGTTGCTCACTGTGTAAAATCAACAACATCACCCAAAGCATTTGAAGATGGCAGATTTTCAGCTAATATATGGCTCGGATTTAACAGACAATGAACAACGCAGAAGAATTTGAAAAAAAAGGATTCATCATAATTAAAAATCTGATTAACCTAACTTCATTAGATCACCATTTTTTAAATATTCAAAACAAAGGAAAATTAGACAAAGACGTACCAAACAGCAAAGCATTTTATGATGATATAAAAATTAACAGACTGCAAAAATCACTAATCCCATATTTAGAAAAGTTATTGAATCTAAAATTATTCAAAACTTACAATTACTCTAGAATTTACTATAAAGATTCTATTCTAAAGATGCATCAAGACAGACCAGCTTGTGAAATATCTTTAACAATCAACATAACTAATGATTCTAAACCTTGGCCCATCTACATCACAGACTATGACGATAAACCACACAAGGCAATTCTAAACCCAGGCGATGCTTTACTTTATCATGGTATTGATTTGTGGCATTGGAGATCAAAATTCAAAGGAAAATATTGCATTCAATCATTCCTTCATTATGTTGATAAAGATGGCCCATACAAAGCATACAAAAACGACCAACTAATGAAAAACTCTAAATGATATTATCTTCTTTGATTAATATGCATCAAGACATTACAAAAATTGAATCTAAAAAATACCTAAAATTAATTCAATTATCAATTATTAATGGCCAACAACATGAAAAACAACTACAAAACGATAAAGATTATCTAGATTCCCTCAATTTAACACAGTTTGATAATCTAGACAAAAAATCAATCATTGATTCATTAACTATTAATGAATTACAAACATTCAAAAAGATTTTACTTGATTTTTACCTACTATCATCAATTAAAGCCATATCATTTCAAACTGATTACAAATATTGTGATAAATTAATTCAACAATCTAAGAAAAAATGAAAAATCTTTTTAATCTAATAATTCATCCAATGTATTGTGGCAATAATTAAAAGCGTCTTGACATTGAATTGTTTCATCTTTCTAGCTTGATACCCCCCTGCAATAGTGTTCTTTATTGCCACGCCTATTGATTACATTATATTACTAAAAGAATATAAGACCGAAGTAATATAATACAGATATGAAAACAACAATTACAAAAGAATTCTTTGGTGAAGAGGCTGACTTTTTTATTAATGCCAAAACATCTAAAATATCACAAATCAAAAAATTAGATAGAGAAAGATCAGCAATTGCAATAACATTTGAGGTTGAGAACTAATGGGTAATTTGCCGTATGGTAAACACTGTTACAACTGCCATAACTTAGGTCAGCATTGTTTTTGTGATTCTCCTAGAGCAAAGGAGGTTGAGAACTGATGTGTACTTGTAAATATTGTAACGAAAACCCACACTGTAATTGTCGTTGTCACACCTTGACAATGGAAGATATACAAGAAGCTCACATTACAGGTTGTGACCCAGAGGTATACGACTAATGACAAAAAAAGCATTTCACGGAGTCCTTCAAAATCTTCAAGAAAAACTAGATGCAATCCACGAAGACACTCAAGGATTAATCAGAAAGGATCTGTTATTACAATGAGTATGAAATGCCGTTGTGGTTCAGATGATAAATTAATATTAAAATCTGGTGCAATAGTTAGAAAAAATGATAATCAACCACATGTTTGTTTAGGACAGGATAAACCAACAGATTTTTCAAACGATGATTATTTGAAGAACAAGCAAAAAGAGATTCAAGAAAAACCAACAACAAAATCAAAGCCTGCAGGAACTAAAGCAGTAATTGATCTTAATCTTCCTATCAGTCTTCAAAACTTTGTAACAGTAGAACATGCCAAAATAAAATCAATTGAAAACATCTTGACTGATTTAGATGTAACCCTTGCAAAGAATCCTCAAAAACTAGGAATGTATATCAAAATAATAGCAGACAATTATGAACACTATGAACAAAGGCTAAAGAAATAAAATCATGCATGGAATAACCCAAAGCAATCCTTCACAAAATTGGTGGCGCACTCCTAAAGGTGACAAACTACTTGGTCGTGGCCCACATACACTTAATAATTTAATTGATACATTTGATTTAATCCTTGATCCCTGCTGCAGTGGCATCAATGACTGTCTAATCCCAATAAAAAAAGGTGGTAAATTCTTCACCAAAGAAGATAATGGATTAATTAAAAATTGGAAACACAACACGATTTTCAATCCACCATTCTCAAAGACAGTCATTGATCCAAAAACTAACAAACCAAAAACAAGAATAAATCAAGAAGGCATAGTTGAAACAGTTTACAAATCAGCAATTGGTGATTGGATAATCAAAGCTGTTTCACAAGTTCAAGCACACGGCATCACAGTTATTGGCATTCTTCCAGTTTACACTTCGCAAACTTGGTTTCATCAATATATTCACAATATTGTACCAGTAAATTTTATTCATGGTCGTGTTAAATTCACATCACCAGAAGGAAAAACAGGTTCACCAAACTTTGACACAATGCTTGCTTTTTGGATGCCAAAGAAATGATGTTCATTATCCAACATAAGGATTATATGCTTATTAGAATATATTACAAGGTATCAATATGAGCTCAAAAGAATCAGTAATAGTTAACCCTATCATTTGTACAAGATGCAGCAAAAAACAATGGCCACAAATTGATAAAAAAACTGGTGCTATAATTTACACCAAAGCCTGCATTCATTGCAAAAGTCCATACTATCGAAAACCAATACAAAGATTCACAACAAGTAAAGCCAGCAAAAAAAGATCATAACGACTGTAACAAATTCACGCATAACATATACATACTGATTAATCATCAATTCATTATTGGCTACTGAACAACCTCAACAATTTGGAATTATGGAACTTTCAGATGAAAAAATTTGTGAAGATGAAATACAACTGTATAAAAATTCAATGAAAAATAAATCAGAAATCATAAAAACAGCTGCAGTTAAACTTGAAAAATCAAATAAACATAAAATTTCAGAAATAGCAAATAGATTAGTTAAACTATTTCCTGATTGGAAAAAATCAACAATCTATAATGCACTTGATGGCAAATACAAACGAGAATATGAAAAAGAATTAAGCGATGATCCTCATAAAATGACATTACTTGAAGAAGTCTTTATCCATATGATTGATTCAAGTGATAACATCAAAAAGTTTGCAAAGGCCGTAATTACAAGAGCAAACGAATCAGAAGAAATGAAAAATGAATTAGAGCTTGCATTAACTGAATCAATTCATAATATGCACAGTGATGATTTAATAAATTCACTAAAATCTGAATTGTCCAAGATTAGACAATTGACAGATCTTGTTGAATTTGTCAAAACCATAGCATTTGAAACTCAATTACTAGCAGACAAGACAGATTCAAGAACAAAAATAGATATGGGCCTGAAACTTGGTCTGAAATTAAAATTAACTCAACACCTCCCAAGAGAATTGGCAATCAAACTAAAAATTTCACCAAAATGGTTAAGTCAAATTGATAATGATTCATCAATTCTAGACTTTATTGATAAAATCCCTTGTTGTCCAAAATGCACATTTAATTTTTCAGATTACATAAATCAATGTAAAATTGCAGAACAAAAAGGCTTACCAACTCCTGTAATCAATTAAAATCAATAGTCATCTAAAATAAATTTAATAAAATATATTTATTCCATTATTAATTTCAATAATCAGTGACATCAAATCATTCAAATATGAATATATATGAGCGATCAGCTGCAATATGTTATCTTTTAGCTCGTGATGGTTATTGTTGCAATAATTGTAATATCACAGTTAAGGAATTAATTAAACAAGCAAAATTAAAAGAAGAAACAACAGGTGAATCAAGAAAACTTCCATTGTTAATTGTGGATTGTAAAGATAACGTTGGCAGCCACCGAGTTGATATTTATGACACTCTAATAATGTCAAATTTACAATTAATTTGCTGGCCATGTAACAGAAGTAAAAATCTTCACAAGCCAAACATCAGTCAATCAGTAGGCCCACAACCAAGCCGTGAAAAAAAAGATGCATTATCATTTGAACCAACATATCATAGAAATCTTCAAAATTTTCTATTAGATAATGAGCATGGTTGTCAAGCTGAAATTCAAATGAATGGTAGGGAATTTTCAGACGGTGCTAACCAAGTCACGACCAAAAGATATTTTGAAGATAAATTACACACCAACACCAATAAAAAAGGAAAATACCAATTATTCCCTTTCAATTGTGATTCTCAACATTGTAATGGAAATCATATTTGTTTAACAAAATCAAAGCCAATTAAATTACTGGATGCAGAACATCACAAACTCGAATCTGTTTGGTGGGTTGAATATGGTGATAAAAGAGAAACTTGGAAAAATTATAATTTCAGGCCATTCTTAGAATTAGATGAATATGTTAAAACTCATTGTGTCTTATTGGCATATGATTTTAAATAAAATAAAAAAAGATCTAGATGAAGTCATCTAGATGTGTGTGTGTGCAAATCGACACACCCTATCATTTCCACTGAAAGCTGTTAACTAATAAAAAATATTGGGCCGATTTCCCTTTGATCGATTTATTAACATTATATCATTTTACATGACCAATTTTCATTGCATCTGCTTTCAGTCCACGATCGATTAATCTAAATATTTTCAATGATCTAGATGAAGTCATCTAGATGTGTGTGTGAATAACACTAGATGTGTGTGAGTGTGATTATTAAGAAATGATCTAGATGAAACAAAACACCGAAAAACTTGACAACATAACCTTATTTCCTTCTAAACAAATACAACATAAGTGATGAAAATTAGGCACAAACGATTCAACCAACATCAAGCACCAATCACCACCTAAGAAAAAAAAGAAACAAGTTAAAATATCAAAAAAAATCATGGCAAGACGTGCCGACGTTCTACTATTATGCATCAAAGGATTCAACAATTCAGAAATTGCCCATAAACTAGAAATTCATAGAGACACAGTAAAAACAGATTTAGAATTATTACTAAACGACATTATAGATTGGACTGAAAACCTAGCACTAATTGGATGGATGAAAAAAGTTGAAGAAATTTACATTGAATCAAATAACTCCATAAACCACATTGTAGAACTACAAAATCAACTGCGAGAAAAACATGATGCAACCCCTTTCATTTGGGATGCAAACCCATTCAATCCCGAAACACACACAGAAGACTATCTAAAATTTGAAGACATTAAACGCAAAGCCTATTCAGCTTATGCAACTAGAATCACACATTATGGCGAATATGCCCAGCTAGAAAATGCCAAGACTAAAGTTAAAGAATTTCTCGTTGGCATGACCACACAAATTCCGCTATTTGCTGCAACCCAAAGACTAGCCATATATTATCAACAAAATGAACAAAAGAAAGCATTACCTGATCCAACAAACAAACCACAAAATAAAATACTAAAATCAACATAATGACTAAAGTGCATTGGACTTGCAGCAGCTGTTCAATTAAAAATCACAACACTAGAAAAAAATGCATAATGTGTAACAGACCACAATTTTAAATTATACTTCTCATGCTTTAATACAAACTATGTAACAGAAACAGGAGGTGAAAAAGATGAAAGCAAGAATAACTTTGAGAGAAGGTCACACATTTATTGTCGATATTGAACAGATACACTTTGACAATTTTGAAGACTGTGCTAATGATCCAACATCAACAATAGACAAAATAGAGAAAATAAAACAATAGAAACCTAGACAATTTCTATTAATCTTAACTCCTTTTTATTTTTTTATTCAACATCTGATCAATCACTCAATATTCACAACTAATATAAGATAGCAATAATATAATACAAATAGAGAAAACATGACACAATTACAAGCATTCAAAAATTCAAAACAAAACAAATCTAATTTAATCACACAACTTGAATCTCATTACAAAGCCGATGAGATCATAAAAGGCACATATTGGGAAGATGGCAAAGGTTGTGCCGTTGGATGCACTGTTCATTCTAGTGATCATAAATGTTACGAAATAGAATTAGGAATACCACAATGGATGGCACATTTAGAAGATTATCTATTTGAGAATCTACCAAATGAGAAAGCCAAAGAATTTCCATTAAAATTCATCCAATCTATTCCAGTAGGATTTGAAAACTGGACAAAAATATATCATAAACTTTGTGTGTATTTACTTACAGACATTATCAAAACTGAAAAAGATGAAAAGGTAATCAAAGCAGTTGAAGACATTATCACACTTCACATGAAAGCTGCAAAAGGTGAGATAGAATCAAACTTGTCAGCAGCAGAGTCAGCAGCAAGGTCAGCAGCAAGGTCAGCAGCAAGGTCAGCAGCATGGTCAGCAGCATGGTCAGCAGCAGAGTCAGCAGCAGAGTCAGCAGCAAGGTCAGCAGCAGAGTCAGCAGCATGGTCAGCAGCAGAGTCAGCAGCAGAGTCAGCAGCAGAGTCAGCAGCAGAGTCAGCAGCATGGTCAGCAGCAAGGTCAGCAGCAAGGTCAGCAGCAAGGTCAGCAGCAAGGTCAGCAGCAAGGTCAGCAGCAAGGTCAGCAGCAAGGTCAGCAGCAAGGTCAGCAGCATGGTCAGCAGCAGAGTCAGCAGCAGAGTCAGCAGCATGGTCAGCAGCATGGTCAGCAGCAGTTTTAAAGATTTCAGATAAACTCTTAGAATTATTGGAGTCTGAAAAATGAACCCAGCAGAAATAAGATCACATAGATTAAACTATTTACTAAAAATTTACCTAAACAATATCGATGAAGACAATCTATACCACCGAGCAATCAGAATGGGAATCACAAAACCGACTGCAAAAAACTATGTCAAACTTGTAATTAACCAAGCTCACAAACATGCAAAACTGGCTTTGGCATAATGATTCCAAAAACCAGAGCTTATGAAGCAAGCAAAGTAACTCCTCCACTTTCCAGGGCTGAGGTAGAAGATTTACTATCTAAATTCAATATCACTAAAACCATGTGGAAAAGAGACGATCCACAATCTAGCTATTTTGTATTTGAAAAACCCTATGATGGAGTGAAAGAAGCTATTGCTTACAAGGTAGGACTACCATTCATTGAAAGAAAAAATCGACATGGCAAAACAGAATATGATGAAGTCAGATCTTATAGATTCTTCTTTCACATCTTCAAAGCAGCTATGCTAAACTTTGACATTGGAATGGAATTTGAACAAATATTTGGAAACTTTATGGTTGTTGGTAAACTACCTGATGGAACCCCTCTCTCATTACAAGATAAAGTATCGATGGCTCTCGTTCAAGGAAAAGCACCAGCATTGGAATTGATAACATAATGAAACAAAGAATCACAATCTCAATCTCATCTGAGATAATAAAAAAAGTAAGAATCATTCAGGCTAATCTAATCCCTAAATCTACTCATTCCATATCATTCTCAAGTGTATTGGAAAATTTACTAATCGAGGCATTAAAAAAGAAATGAACAAAACATCTAAAGAAGACGGTTCAGATGAACCTATTATTTTGGGTGGTGGTGGGACTGGATCTGATAATGATAGATGGATATGTTGTAATAGACACAGTCATTCTATTATTTGTAAGAATTTTAGACCTTGGTGGATCATAAGAGCTTGGTTAACAACAAGGAAAATGAGAAATGTCTAATCAAATATTTCTTTGTCATAATTGTGGTCAGTTGTACAAATCAAGGTCTAAACCTCACATCAATAACTGTATTTTTACGATGAGGATATAATGCAAGACATAATAAAGCAAAAGGTGTTGGAGTAAAAAATGACACATAAAACAAAAACAATCAAAATAGGAAGAAAGAAAATCAAAGTCGATGAAAAATTAACTGACGTAATATATCACCTAAACAAGGTTGGACTGAAAACACTTTCATGTTGTCAAAAAGATATAGAGGGGGATTCATACATTCTACTTGATTACACCAAAATACGTTTAGCTTCTGTGATTAATACACCATACCCCGTATTACTAATAAAATGGAGAAAGATAAACAAAAAACCAGTAGCAAATGATCGTAAATTATCAACTATTTCAGATGCAATAAATAAAAACTAAAAAAAAAATGAAACGTTGTAATTCCTGTCACGCACCAACATCTAATATGCCTGATGTAAAAATATGTATAGGATGCGGTAAACCAATCTAACATGATTAATCTAACTATAATATCCAATTGGTTTCAAACCCTAAAAAACTCACTACTCAATGCATTAAAAAACATCAAAACATCTCACCAAAAAGACAACAATTCCTCAAAATAACATTAACGCCCATATTCATAAGATTAAAATATAACATTATTATGAGATAACATTATGAAGAAAGTAACTGTAAATCTCACAGATGCAGCACACAAAATCATTCTTAATCACAAAATAAAACTTCAAAAAGAATCCGTAAAAAATCTAAACTTTACCGATGCATTAAACGATCTTGTGGAAAATGAAAAGAAATGAAATATCAAATCATCACCATCCTACTCCTTTTATCATTTATTCTAATTTCTTCTATTCCATTTGATGATGCCTTTGCACATTCTGATAACAATACATCAAATCATTATCACTACTATGATCCTCCAACATTTGAATTTGATACAAGACCTTACATCTATGGTGAATTAATCACTGCAACTTGTACACCAGATAATTCCAAACCTACAACAAGTATAGTTTGGAAGGTTGTTAATACAGATACTAGAACTGAAGTGATTTATGAAAGACATCAATCTGAAACATTTTCTTTTCTAGCAAACTTTGATGAAGGTAATTACAAAATTAAATGTCGCACTAACTTTGGAGATGGACACAACGGCACTCCTTGGGTAACATTTTCCATAATTCAGGAAATAATAGTTGACTTGGCTCAACATCCACAAATCACCAACTATGTTGATATTAATTACAACCCAACCATTCATAATGTATCTATAGAATGGGACTTTGGTGTATCAGATAATAGAACCTGTTATACAAAAACTGATTTTGGAATAGACTATATGATTAATGGTACTATAACACACGACCCTTATCATACCTTTTTTGGAGATGATATTGTTTTGTATGATGTGTACAGTATGTCTAATGATGATATAGTTAATGAAGATATGGCTATAATTTCCTGTGAGGGAGAAATTTCATTTAATATCACTGACTTTGAATTACTCAATGATTTTAGTGGCTTTGAGTTTTGGATGACTTTTTATGAAAAAATTAATGATACTGTATATATTTTAAATGAAGTGGGGATGATTTATTCTGAGGATGTAGTAATTACACCATATTCTTGTTTGGATAGTGTCCTTGATCTTCACGCCAGCATCTACTATGATGTAACAAAACATTTGAAAATAACTGATAGGGATATGTTCATGAAGGCATGTAACAGCATTGTTGAATCGTATGATGGTATCATTCCAGTTAGTTACACTTCAGTTGATTCTGTAACGTATGAGGAATATCCTCCACACAATACTCACATCCCACAAAGTACACATAACACTCACAATACACATAACACTGAAAAGAAAAATAATAATGGTAGTGGTTGCTCTGGTGATTGCACAGCACCAACAATAGGTGAAGATAATCAAGGAAAACGATTCGTGGACTATGGACTAATATTAAATAACAAGTCATTCCAGGCAAACTATTTCAAAACACACATGCTACTACAACATACCGAAGTAGGAAAAGAAAATCATCTATCTGTTATAATATATGAAAATACTGGAGCACACAACATTGACTATCTACAATTTGGAATGGTAAATGAGATAGGATCACCAGTTAACACTTTTGAGCCAAGAATAGAAATCGACATACAAAATACCTCAAATAATATGGAGAATCCAGGACTTGAATCTATTTTATTAGTAGACAAGAACAATATAATAAACAATTACAGAGTAGACGTATCTCTTGTACCCTGCATGATTGGATATGCACAGCAATGTTTAGGTGTAGATATTTACTGGACTTTTGATAAAGTACCATTACATAATGTACTAGCAATTAATGGATGGGATAACAACCGAAATAGCTTTACCACATACTTTAATGATGGATTAAGTGTAACTGACCCTAACTATGTAGAGCCTGCTTTAGAAGAACCGTATCAGTATGAGTGTAAAGATTCACCACTAGAAAATATTCAAGTATGGACTAGACTAAACTGTAACTTTACAGAATACAAACTAAAAATAGCAGATGAAGCCTTTCAATATTCAGAGAAGTTATATAAATGAACAACAATATCATTAAAAAATTAAAAAAGTTCTTTTCATTCTCAACTTTTTATGAGTGTGATTATAATTGGGTATGTCTTAACTGTGGAAAATTGTTTGATGGTAATGCTACAGATCTCCTCATTACACATCAAACTGATAACAATCACTACAATGCTGAAAAGAGAAATAAATTATAATGAAAAAACTAACAGATTACACCTTGCAAGAAATCATTGATTTACAACAAGTCATAAACGCTCAAAATGCAATTATTGAGGAATTAGAAAAATTACAATCTTTAAATCATACTTGATTCTAAAATAATTCATGGTTACTGAATGGCATCCTGATTCATGCCAATGCATCATTCAATATGATGATAAAATAAAATTTGTTGACTATATTCAAAAATGCCAATTACACAAAAATCATTCTGGTCAGAAACTATTAGATGAAATCCATTCACATAATAAAAAATACCGATTAAAAGATCAGATACCAGCTAGAAGAAAAGAACATCAACGTATCTTATCTAAAGGCGAACCAATCAAAAAAGAAAAAGAAAATCCTAAAAAGAAAAATAAACAAAATAAATAAACATAATCCAAACCATCCATTATTAATATATCATGATCAGAACAGCCGTATCAAAAGAATACATTGATCTAATCAATGATTCACCAGACCCAAAAGATACAGTGGAAGCAATGCAATTCTCAAACGATCCTGTCACCTTCGTTGAAGATACCAGAATAATCAAGGGCCGAGGTTTCAGCTTTGATGATAGAGAATATCTATTACCAATATACCGTGATGGTTCACATCGTATCTACATAGTTAAAGGCAGACAAACAGAATTTTCAGAATTCTTAATAAACATGATAATATTCAACGCTTGGAAATATCCTGGCACTGTTCATCTATATCTAGCTGACAGGCAATCACACACTTACAAATTCTCAAATCACAGAATGAAAATTGAGGCAATCAAAAACTCTAATAAAATCCAGCAAATAGTAGAACTAAAAAACCACAACACAACAAAGATGATTCTAAAAAATGGCAGTATAGTTTATTTTCAATCAGCCTGGAATGGATTTGTAGAAGCAGAGTCAATCCCTGCAGACTTTATCTATTTAGATGAAATTCACAATGTTGATTTATCTGAATTGCCAACATTACTAGAATCAATGTCTCATTCCATTCACAAAACATTTTACGGCGTTGGCATTGGTGGCGCAGAAGGATCAGACTGGCACAAGCTTCACACATCGGGCAAACAATTTATTTGGAATCAAAAAGCTAAAGCCTGGATTCCAAAAAACCCAGCTGCAAAATATTCTAGTTATCACATACCTCAAACCATAGTGCCAACTGTAAGCGCAGAAGAAATTGAAGAAAAAAGAGCAACATACCCTGATGCCAAATTTCAAACTCACGTTATGGGCAATTTCATCAAAGGTGATTCAGTACCCCTATCAATTATTGATATGAAAAAAGTATTGATTGATTCACTAGATTTCACAATGCCAAATCAAGTGAACAAGAGCCTTGGCCCTGTTACTATCGGCATAGATTGGGGAGGCGGTACAAAGGCATTCACCGTACCATTCATTGCACAATTCACAGACATTCAAATCCCGATTTGGAAAATCCTTTACACCACCAGAATAACTGATGCAGACACAGAAGTTCAAATCAAGAAAATCAGCAATCTAATCGATGCATACGAGCCTGATATTGGCGTTCAAGATTTGGGTGGTGCAACAAGACAGATGCAAGAAATTGATAACAAATATGGCCATATCATTTCAAAATGGAGTGCATCAGCTCCATTCCAAAACCCATATGTCTATGATAAGCTAATCTCAGATAATTTAATCAAAGTAAATCATAGTTATGCACTACAAGATGTTTTTGATATGATAAAACGGCCACACATATTCAACGGCAAACCTATCTATCGTATGCAAATACCAAACAACAACCCCTCTGAAACATCGTGGATCATAGATGATTTCACATCAATGTATGGTGAATTATCAAAATCAGCATCAGGACAAGAGTTTATGAAATACAGTAAAGCGCCAGACGGCTCACCAAACGATTCACTAATGGCAGCATCAATGAATCTGATGGCATTCAATCTATGGAAAAGAAACAGAATATCAGGTGATCTGGCTATTGGAATAGGATGATAAATATATTGATAAAGCAGTTATCAGATTTAAATAATAGTCTTGAACTACGCCAACAGATTCACCCAAAGTTTCAATAATTTTCTAAGTTACATTGGCAATGCAACACATGGTATCAACCCAACTGTCGCACTATCAGAAAGCACAACAACCTTTGGTGAAACGCCAGACATTCCATTATCACGAATTGTTCAAAGATACCTAGTTAATTCAAAATTTGATTATGTCTTACATCTATACACATCATATACAGTTGGCCGAGGTTTCACAAATGTATCAGAAACAGAAACCCCAAGAGCCTTAGCTTGCTTGGAAATGATTAATGAATTTACAAAAGCTAACAAGCTTCAACAATTAAATCAAGTAGCAATTTACGAAGCCTGGGCGAGTGGCAATACTTTCTTTAACATTCCTGGTACTGGTGATGATATTGATGGATTATACAATATACCATTAAGCAGCATTACAGCAATTGACAGAGAAACCGATGGCACAGTTATCTCATATCAACAACAACTAGGTGGAACATTTGCCGCAATTCCAGCTGATCAAGTTGCACATTTTAAAATTACACCAAAAGACGGTTCAGCATTTGGTGAAATGTTAGGGCAACCAATGGAGCGCCAAGGATTAGGATATAAAACATCAAGCGGTAATACAGTAAGAAAAGCAAGTGAGTTTTCAATCGATGAAATGACAGATGATGTCTCAAGCAAAATGTTCTATTCAGGCCAACCCAAATATGTTGTAACACCAGCAGACAAAGATGCATCATTAACCAAACCTGATGTTGAATTAATCACAAGTAAACTAACTAAAACAGATCCACTAAAACATTTCATCACAAACAAAAGAATCACAATAGCAACAACTGAACTCAGCACCCAATCAAAACATGATGCATACATTTCAAGAGCTAGAGAAAACTTTATCATTGGCACAAAGTCTGCAGTTATCCCATTAATCACAGCTCTAGATTTCAGTTATGCATCATCACAAACAGCACTAGAAACTGCAATCCCACTAATAATCCTCATACAAACTGAATATACTGATTTTATCAATAACCAAATTTACAGACCACTAATCATTCAAGCAGGCAAAAACCCAGACAAAATTAAAATCTCAATCAAATTCAAAACCATTGACAGATTAACAATTGAATTAATCACACAATCTTGGAATATACTTCAAAATCCAAAGTTTGATGGACTATACAAACCAGAAGATATTGTGCAATCCCTTCGTGATGTTGGAATGCCACTCGATGAGATAGCACCAACACAAAGCGCAACCCTCAAAGCCATTCAACAACAGAACAGAATCATTGCAGCAATCCAAGAAGTTATAGATAAACCAAAGAAAGTTGCAGAAATAGCCAAAAGCGCCCAAGAAAAGCAAGACTAATAATTACTTTTATTAATCAGAATATCAAAGAATCATCATAATGCAGATTGATCCTAATAATATCCCAACCCAAAAAGGATTTCATAAATTAGTTCTAACAATAAACAAGAGTTTTAAAATTAATGATATTTCTGCATTCAGAAAACACATCAGAAACAAAGTAAAATTACTCACCAAATCAATGAATGAAACTGAACTATTCGATTTTATGACAAAGGAAATGAACATATTCATTCAAGCTAAAAAAATCAAATCACTATTCAAATCAAACAAACACATTTTAAAATCAAATAATTTCAAATGGATTTCTGATTTAGGTCTCACATTAAATGAAGCTCAAGATATGATGCTCATCAAAGGTGTTGCAATGTCAGCTGGTACTAAAAAAGACAATGACATTGAAACAGATGAAAACATAATCTTTGCATCAGGAGCAATGGCAGCAGCTGCCCTACAAAACAAATCAAATATTGACATTGATCACTTTGAAGAATCTTTACCTGTTGATGAATACAGTGAATATGATGTAAAGGCAATCAATGCAACTTATCCACCAGCTAGAACTTTGGCCGTCGGTATTGCTAAAAATGAAATGGGCGAATCTGGCACACCAACAATACAAACTGAATTTATTGGTGTTTGCTCAAATACCAAAGTCTATGAAATGATTCAAAACGGTGAATTTGTTGGATGCTCAACTGTTGAGCTCGTAGCTAAAAGAAACTGTGAATGCAACAATGAGAATCATGATTGCGGTTGCACATTACAAGGATCACAATTCACCGATAACACTCTAATCTTAAAGGGAGTGCCAAACTCCGAAGGCACTTGGGTTTCAGCAGTTGACAAAAATGACATTGGCTCAATCATTAGTGAATCAACAACAAAGAACTCAAAGCCAACCAAAGAAAAATTGGCAATTATAAATTCAATGAAACTCACATATCATACAACTAAAAATTCAACTGATCAAATCATGCTGCCTGATTTATCCAAATACAAAAATCAAGATGGCAAATGGAAGGATGGCAAACAAAGCATTGCTAATTTCTTACAAGTCGAAAGGAAAATATCAAAAGAAATGGCTACATCAATCGCCAACACATTAGAGAAAAACCCTGGACTCCTTAGTGATGCACAACTTGTATTCTTTTCAAATGATGATCTAACTGAATGGCATTCACATCTTAATGAAAAATTAAACAAACTAGCTAAACAAAAGAACTCTACTAAAACACCAACTAAAAAACTAAACATTATCCAATTTGGTAAAGGTGAAGTTAATTACGGCCCAAGAGAGCCAGGTGGCCAATGTGGTGAATGTAGATGGGGAACATTCCCAGCTGATATAGCTGAGAACCCTGGCCAAGACGGAATTTGTGCAATTGTTGCAGGCGAAATTCAATGGATGGATGGATGCGATAAATTTGAAATGATACCTGGGTTGTCAACGCCTGATCCTGAAACAACATCTGATGATTCAACTGATGATGAAAATATTCATGTCATTGAACCAGATGAGGACGGCAACTGTCCACAAGGCTATAATCTTGAAACCATAAATGATGTGCCAGTATGTGTATTAATTGAAGATGATACAGAAGAAGTTATTGTCGTTGATGATAACGCAGCACATACAACTGACACTGATGCTGATGGCAACTGTCCTGACGGCTTCACTAAAACAGAAATTGATGGTGTGATGATGTGTGTTGCAAATGATGCAGACAATGAAGATCTCACAGATGAACAATTACAAAACATCAAGAACAAGAAAAAGAATCTTTCAAATGTAATGCAAGAAAAGAATCCATTATCAAAATCTAATGATAAGATTAAGGAAATCAACAGTAAAATTCATGAGCTAAGAGTTGAATTAAACAAACATAGATATGCAATTGGATATTCCAAAGCCTCAATGGATATTATGGCCAAACGTGAGAACATAAAGAAGCAAATCAAAGTCTTAGAAGAAAAAAAAAGCAAACTCACTTAACCTTAATCAATAATTATAAACAATATTATCAATCAATTTCAAATCAAGCTGTTGGCATCCTTCCAACTACTGCTGAACCTGTCACAATATTACAAATATGGGAGATTCATGGAGCCGTAGACTTCATTTGTACACAATATCAAGGCACAACATGGGAGATAAATGAAGGCCCACAGCCAATTATAGACACTCACCCCAATTGTAACTGCACAAGAGATCCTTTTTCCTTTACAGTTTAATCAAATTACACCTAAAATGTATTAAAAATCTTGAAATAATACCAAGTTAACCATCCTTTATGGCTAGAAACAAAAAAAATAAGAAAAACAAAGCTATAACATCGACAAACCAAGAACAAAACGCCAAAAATGATGCTGAATCAGGTCATAATACACCAATTATATTGGGAACCGAAGCAATTACACCAACATTAACAGCTTCAACAGCTGATGAAACACCAATCATACCTGAAACAAGCAAACCTGAAAACATTCCAACCAAAAAGACCTCAAAAGAAGAAAAAGAATGGCGTAAATGCACACATCAATTCTGCAGCTATAAAACTTGGGTAAAAGATGTCAAAAATTGTCCAATGCATCCTGATATTATACTTGTAAAAATTAAAAAATAACACAATGCATCTTATAAGGCACAATACCTCTCTTTATTTTAACAATGACTGACTTTGCACCACAATATGCTTTAGGTGAAGATATTGATGGGGATTTTAATGGTGGTTCTAGAAAAATGCCAGTTACTTACACTGAAACAATTGTACCAGGCAAAGGATTAACAATTACTGGTAATGGTCAAGGTGTTGATAATGTTGATGTTGATTTAACTGATAATAATGCAGACTTGTCAAGATTTATTGCAATTCTTGATGGTGATGATGGAGATGTTAAAGAAGCATTACAAGAAGGCAGAACCAAAGTGGAATTTGGCGGAACTGTAACAGCTGGAAATGCTATTTCAATTGATCTTAATGGTGACGTAATTAATCATACTACAAATCAAATAGTTGGCTTTGCTTTACAGTCTGGCGTTGATGGCGATTTAGGATTAGTTTACTTTTACGGAGCAGTAGGAACAACATAATCATGGAACAACTACTAGAAAACAAAATTCGCAATATGATTAATAGTAAATACAAATACACTTACAATACAATCAATGCAATTCTAGGTGATAAAGGAAGTGATGGAAATGATGTCAATCTTGAAACACTCAAAGAATCTGCATTATACAAATCTTATTCTAAATCTCTAAACACTGTCACATCAGACACATTGCCTGATTTAGTAGAATTACTATCTACTGCAATTAACGCCCCAACCCCTGCAACTGTTGGCCGTTCACTTGTAAACATTCACACAACTACAGCTGAAACAATAAAAATTAGATTACCAAAATTAGCCGTAGCATCTAAAACAAACAACGGACTAAAAGGCCGTTCAGTTGGTGAAAGAAATGACTTTGTATCATTAACACCAAACCAAGAAATTGAAGACTCTGATCAATGGAATGATAACGATTTAGAAGACCGACCTTGGAATCTTCAACAATCAGACATTGCAGCTATCGGTGTAGGTCACGACATTAAAGAAACATCTAACATTTTAGATTTCTATAATAATTTATCATTGGGCAGTTTAGCAACTGATGCATTAATCCCAGCTGTTACTCAAAATGAATTTGGTTGGTCTGACATTGTAAACATGTGGGTTGCATTGGGCAACTTTGCTGGAAATGCTCTAATGATGAGTAAAACCACATACGGTGCACTAATCAAAGACCAAGACTTTAAGGATCAAACCATACTTGGTGAATTTGTTGATCCTTCAACTGGTCAATTTGGCAGAACTATCTTAGGCTTTGATATATTTGTCTCAACATTACAAGCAGATGATATTGTTTTAGCAATTGATACATCATCAGCTGGTCAATATGCATTAAGACGAAACAAAGTTCTAAAAACATTCCAATCATCAATTAACGACACACAAATCCAAATCTCATCAAGATTCGATTTGAAACTTGGCCGTGATGGCAGTGTTGCAAGAATGGATATTAGCGCATAATCATAAATCAAAAACTTTCTTCTTTTATTCTTACTTTACTTTAAATTAATATGGCTAAACGTAAAATCTCAACTTTACTCAAAATTATTGATGGCAGCTCAATTAGCACTGATCCTTTACTGATAACTAATCTTCAAAATAAAGGTGGCAACATTATCCGTATTGGCATATCTGTTAGTGTAGATGCCAAAATTTCAATGTCACTTAATGCTGACACTGGAACGCCTGAGTTTGAACTTTTCAATAATGGTGATGATCTTATTGCTGGTGCTGATTATGTATTTGAATCAGTTGCAACAGGAAATGATGTAATTAATTTCAAATCAAACACATTACCAATATCTCTAAGAAAATTAATCGTGGAGAATTACACCGAGCGATAATAACATGTTTGACTATATCAGAAAACCACAAGGCAATATTGTTTCACAGCCAAACTTTTCACAATATCTGCCACAAGGACAAAACCAAGAAATTGTACCAAAAGTGCCGCAATTTTGGGTTGATGGAGCAGGCAATCAATTCGTTACAGGTGATGGGAATGATTTCATATTTAATTAGGTGAATGATAACATGGCTAATGTACAAATTCTTAATCAAGATGATATAGATAATGTAGCTGCACCTGATGGCACATTTGTTGCAGTTCAAACTTCACTTGGTACAACTCAACGAAGAAGTCTAAACGGCTCAATTGCTGCCAAAGTACAAACACCACTAAGAGGCAATGTTGATGCAGCTGGTTTCAAAATAATTAATGCTGATGATCCAATCAATCAAGGCGATTATGTAACATTAGCTTATGCCAATATTAATTTCGTAATAAATCCACTAACTGATAATATTAATGCAGTTGGAGTTCATAAATTTATCAATGCAATTGATCCATCAAATCCACAAGACTATGTTACCTTAAATTATTTAGATACTAATTTTGTAGCTAAACTATTCACAAGTGATGTTAATGCAAATAATTTCAAAATAACCAATCTACCAGATCCATCATCTAATGGTGAACCCTTAACTCTTGGCGTTGCCAATAGTGAATTTGTAAGAAACCCATTTACACAAAATATTAATGCAGACCAAAACAGAATTGTTAATGCAGCTGATCCAGTAAATCCCCAAGATTATGTAACCAAAGCTTTTGGTGATGCAAATTATCTGGTTGGTGAAGATGGTGCAAATAAAACACTATCAAATCTAATTGCACCAACTGCACTAAATGAAAATCTAAACATGAGTACAAAAGCACTTACATTCCCTTCAACCTTTGGCCCAAACAGTCTTCACTTTGTTAGTAACCTTGCAAACGAAGTCCAACTTATCCAAACAGGTGGTGCAGTTGTACCAATCACATCTAGGATGATTGATTCTGATGCTACCTTTGAAACTGAATTTACACGCCAAATTGCAGGCGGTCTGCACATCATAACATATCAAAGTGTTCCAGCTCTTCCAACTTCACAAATAGTCACTCAAAATTATCGTATTAGTCCATCATCTGATACACTTGGTATTAGTGAAGCCATCCTTAATTATAATTTTGCCAGAATTGGAGGTGCTGCTATAATTGACAAGCCTTTAGTTCAATGGCAAAATAATGGTCTTGTAATAGCAACAATTTTAGCAAATGGAACTTTTGATTTTAACACTCACATATTATCCAACGTTGATGTGATTCAATATAAGGTGAGATCTACTCCAGCACCTATCAACCCAGGATTTGGCACAAATTTTGTTTCTAGTCAGGATGATGATCATGCAACTGCTAGATTTAGAAATTCATCGGGAACTGTGTTTTCATTAACAAAGTCTTCAATTCCATTAATTGTCGGCTACTCTAGTTTTTTTATTAATGATAATACTCCAAGGATTTTTGGATTTACTAGGGCGGCAGGATTAACTGACTTTAACGATGAATTGGAAGTGGAAACTTTTGCAGGAATTGTTTGTACTGTTTCGAGAGTTTTTTTAACTATATTTGAAAATGGTACTAATACAGTTAGTCCTTTTGCCTTACGTGTTGATGGTGTTACATCAACAATTCTAACAGGTAGTATTCCAGCTAGTGCCACTGGAAATTTCATAGCTGTTACTTCAACATTAATTACCGTTGAAATTGGTGAGGGATTTTCTCTGCTTTTTACAAAAGGTTCTAGTGGCACTTTACAAATAGGCACAATCGGCGCTTTAATTAATACAGAAAATACATCTTAACAACTTTTTAATAGTCTAAACATAAAAATAATTCATTGCAGATTTCATACACCAGAACCATCTACTATGGCACATCAAATGAAATAACACAAATCGAATTTAAAGTGAAAAAAGAATTATCATTTTGCTGTGAAAAACTTCAAAGTATGATACAACAAAACCTGATGCCATTTACAAATTTTCAAGAAGACGCAAAAGACAAGTCAACTGCATTCCTTGGTGTTGCAATTCTTGTGCCAATTCAAAATCAACAAACCCCAATATCCATAAATGGATGCCCCTTTTGTTTGCAAAAATTAAAATTCACACAAACAGATAAAGAAGAATTTTATCTTAAAACCAAGAAATCTAAAAAATAAATAGATAACAATCAATCATTCATTCATAATACTTAAATTACGTTTTTCTAATATTATATTGTGAAACTTTTCTTTAGTTTGATTATTATCTTACTTTTAGCTATCTCAATCCCTATCACATCATTTGCATTAACTTCAAATGATTCACAATACTTAGGAACAGCACCAATTCAAGAACCAACTGTTATCCCATCCTATCAAGGTGAATACATCACTACTAACAGTAGCACGTATCACAAATCAAACCTATTAGATTCTCACAATACAAACAAACCAATCAAGCACTATGAAATGTATTCTATCCTTGCAGATATTGATGATGCATTCAAATCAGTTATTTTAAACATTCATTTACAATTAGGCAATCTTCAAACATCAGTTGCTAATCTAGAAACAGCTAGTGCATCACACGATTCGCAATTATATATTTTAATGAATAATAACAATACATCATCATCAATTGATATTTACGAATCAGCACCATTTACATCATTAATGCGTGATGTGTACAAACCACAATGGATTGATCTTTATGAAAAAGAATTTAATATCTATGTAACAAGTCCAATACATATTAGTAATGTGGAAAGTATGTTGACAGGAAATACTACAATGTATAATTACACACAAGCATTATTTGATATTCAAAGTCAACGATTAACTATAGGCCAATCAAATTATGATGATTGGATTCTATCTAATCCCGATTATGATCCCTCTATAGAAGACTTGACTGTTGCTGATTCATCATTACCTGGAATTGACAGATATAATTTTGAATACAATACTGTTAAAGATCATGTTGATCAACCAATAATTGCAATGGCAAAAATTCAATTATTCAATTCAACAATACCTGAAAATCTTTTTCTCAAAGGAATTGGCATGA